ACGGCACTAACAATTGGACCGCGGTAGTGAGTGGGGCCGTACGTCGGTTTCAATGGGTGCCGAAAGGCACTTCCGTTGATGATGACGCCACACCCGGAATGGTTGCTTTCATGGAACCGTTGCTAGATGGAGCATTTGTTCCAGACAAGTGTCGTGGTAATGACCAGCGAGCAGCTGATGAACGTGTGACAAAACTGCGTGTTCCTGACTTGGAAGTTGATTCTTTCACCTCAACCTGCATGTCAGAATTTGTCGCTCTTTTATTGGGGCGGTTTGCTGGAACATTAACGCCTGTTGAGAACAGTGTCGTCTATGATCATCAAAACAAACCTGTGCAGCGGCGCATCTTGGATGAGGCCCAGCATGGTATGAGTAATGATAAGGCGGCTAACTTCGTCAAGCGCGAGGCATATCAGAGTGTGAATGATCCTCGAATGATCTCCCAGATCAATGGTGTGGACAAGATGGGTTATTCTGCTTTCCTTTATGCATTTACTGACATCATTAAACTGCAACCGTGGTATGCTTTTAGCAAGACACCACGAGAGGTTGCGGAACGCGTTGCCAGCATTTGTGAATCGGCCAAATACGTAGATAATACGGATTTTAGCCGTATGGATGGCAGAGTTGGAAATGTGGCGCGAGAGTTCGAACGTCGTGTGATGTTCGCAGCATTTGCGTCTCAGTACCATCTGGTCTTGCATGAACTGATGCGTAGACAGTATTGTCTGCGAGGAGTTATGAGCAGTGGAGTGCGTTATGATACGGGCTTGGCTCGCTCATCGGGGTCACCTGAGACATCAGCGTTCAATACTATGTTGAACGCTTTCATCATGTACCTGTCTTATCGTAGAGCATTGGACGAGTTTGGGGCGTTTAATACGCCTGTAAAATCCTGGAACATGCTCGGTATATACGGCGGGGACGATGGACTGAGTGCCGGATTGGACATGAAGGTGGCGGAGCTGTCAGCAAGGGCAGTTGGGCAGAAATTGGAACTTGTGAGGGTGCACCGCGGTGAAATAGGTGTATCATTCCTAGCCAGACGTTATGGGCCCGATGTTTGGTTTGGTGATTTGAATAGTTGTTGTGATATAGCTCGACAAATCTCTAAGTTTCACGTTACTGTGCATCTCCCTGGAAATATCACCCAGGCAGATAAATTGCGAGAGAAGGCTTTCGCATTTTCCTTAACTGACTGCAACACTCCAGTAATTGGACCATTTGTTCGGAAGGTCCTGAAAAGTTATCCTTTGCACGCATCTGATTTTAAGAATCTTCTTGGAATTTGGCGTGTGGAACTTTCTGTTGCGAATCAGTATCCAAATCAGTTTGCGGATTGGATGCTAGATTTGCTGATGAGTCAGGTACCCGATTTCGACCACAAGTTGTTCACTAAGTGGATCTCCTCCACGAGTGGAGAGGGGTTAATGCATCCACCAACGTTTGCACCTCCTCCTGCTCCACAACCTAAACCAGGGTTGGTCATCATTGATGGCGATCTCGTTGGGACGGTTAATGAGGAGAAGGAACCAGAAACCCTTGAGGAGAAGCGGCGACGTTATCGCGCCCGCAAGCCCAAGGATGAGCGACCTAGCCGCAAAGCTAAATTGGCCGGAAAGAAATAATCTGCGTTTCTTCCGACGCTCTCCATAACAAACTTTGGATTGAGCCG